ATCTTGTAAATCATCTGTAAATTCGTCAGAACGAACATCTTCTATTACATCATATTTTTTATTTAGTGTGATTTTCTTGGTAATTCGTGTCAACCCAATCTGTTTTTGAAATGCGAGTATTGTATATGCCGAATATGCATCATTATAAAATGATATATTTTTAGGTAATGTTGATTGTATCTTGTCCAAGATGTCTTCATCAATTGGTTCACCCATATATGAATAATCGTCTTCAAAAATGGTATATTCTTCACCAAATGTTTGCATAATCCGGTAATTAAATATATATAACTGTCTTTGCATTTCATCCGATTCTACAGTAGTTTCTGGAATAGTCATTGATTTTGTAATACCGACTATCCGATTATCATATTGTAATACGGGTTTACCATGCTTTGTTCCAAAATATACATGTTTTGGTAAACTTCTGGTATTTTGTTTCGGAAATATTCCGGCATCGAGGTCATTCAAGACCTTTATCGTTTGTTGTAATTTTTCCAAGGCTGATATTTTACCGGAACTTGTGCTTTCCCATACTTTTGGATTAAGTATGGTGTTTCCTTCAATTCGGAAGAAATCTCGAGTTTTATTTTTAGGTTTATCCCAGACTTTTACATTGTAAGTAATATATTTCGGCATGTCGTGTTGTTCAATTCCATTGGGTAGAGGCCTTGCAATACACTGTCTTTCTCGTTTTGTTCCGGGAGCAGTTCCTTTAGAATTTAAACCATGTTCTTCTCGGGTAGCAATTCGTAAATTTTCTAATGTATTATTTAATGGGTCGCGGTCAATATGGTCAACACTTATAATTGAGGTTCCTTTACCATTTCCATAACAGTTCATAATAACTTGATGTATGAATAATTGTTTTTCATCTGGTAATCGAGTAGCAATATATCCATTTGAACAATTATACCATGTTAATTTTGTATTATATATATCTTCAAATTCCAAGATTTTTTGGTATGAATCTCTGCATAATTTAATAGTGGTATTTACCTCACAATACATAATTAAGTATTCTTTTCCGACGTCTTCGATTACCCATATAGGGTTTTTTACCATATTTGAGGTTTTACCTCTTTCTTTTTTATGACCATCTATACAGCCAATTACTTTATATTGAAATCGGATAATTCCGTCATATTCTTGAAATTCGGTGTTTGAAAAGTTTGAGAGCATTTTATCAGTCATAATTATATTATATATTTATAATATAATTTTTTTATTCAATTTTATACGCGATTTTTACTATTCCTAAATATATTGTTACAATCAATACACTTTTTACGCTTAGTTTGAATACGCTACCCCTGCCATGCCACTCATAACCCGAAGAACGTTGTAGTTCACGGCATATACTCTGACCTTTGCAGTGGCAGTTCCCTGAACCGTTGCGGATGAGAGCACCAGTTGCAGCACCGCGTTATCAATTCGGGAAAAGTTGCACGATCCTGAAGGTTGATGCTCTTCCGGTCTCAGTGCAAATGAATACACGTTAATACCACAGTCAGGAGCACGGGTGTGATGCTGAAATGGCTGGACGACATCAAAGTAAGATCCTTCACGTTCAGAGAATCGGTCCTGACCGTTGAGCTGGAGCTTAGCAGTGACGACTGGGTTTTCGCCCCAACAATGCATGTCCAAAGCAGTCTCAGCAAGAACGAAAGTTCCGGCATCAGACACGAATGAACCAGTTGCAGTTGTGCCGGCAAATACATTATTGTCAGATCCCCAATCAGCAGAAGTTTGAATACCTTGACCATCAACTGCACCTGGCATCTGGAAAAGACCAGATGATGTGATGAATGATGATGCTCCAGATGTCTCTGCTGGTCCGCCGAATGCATGGACTGCATTTGGTAGAGCATCAATGGCATCAGTGTAGTTGAATGGCTGGGCTCCAAGAGTTTTGTAGAGAGTTGCTCCACCCTCCAATGAGCTGCAGTAATCGACGTTACTATCAGACTGAACAACCCATATCAATTCCTTGCAGGGGTGGTTAAAGTTGAGCTTAATTTTATTGCTCGAACTTCCAACAGACTCATCGCCGGTGAATTGGAGCTGCTCAATCAAATATTCGTGAGGATTTTGTGCCATCTTTCTTCGCTCGTCAGTATCCAGGAAGATATAGTCAACATAGAGAGATGCAGCAACAAGGGACTGTTGGTAGGCAGTTGGGCAAGACACAGATGCTGCACTGGTTCCGTCAAGCTGCTTCACTGCCCACAAGCACTCACCAATTGGTCTGATATCAAGATTGATTTTGACCTCGTGGTATTGGAGAGCAATAAGAGGAAGAGCCAACCCTGGGTTGCGGCAAAACCAGAAAAGAAGAGGAATGTAAAGGGTAGTTTCTGGGAGGGCGTTTCTTGGGGCACACACCTGGGCTGGTCCACCAGCAGCAGAGCATGGGCCAGAAACTGGGGCAAAGGTAGGGTCGCAAATGTAGGTAAGTTGAGTGGTGTTTCCAATCATCTTGAAGTATCCACGCTGTTGTTCAGACGATAGAGTCATTTGGTTCCAGATGTGCATCCAGTCACCATATTGACGGTCGATTCTCTGGCCTCCAATCTCGACTTCAACCTGGGCAATCAATTGTTCACCGATGAAGTCCAACCAACGAGCATAGACTGCGGTGCCCATACTCTGGTTGATTTCTGGAAGTGTGACTTGCAAGTAGGTTCTGTAAGCCAAATCACCATTTCGGCTGATGGTGCATGTAACACGGCGACCGAAATCGGCTTGGCCGGAAAAGGTCTGTTCAATGCTCTCCATGGCAAAGTTAGTATGTCTGCGGTAAGAAACTTTCCAGAAAGTGATCTCTGGTGTTCCGGTCAAAAAAACGTCTTGTGCGCCGTAGGCGACTAATTGCATAAGTGCTCCACCCATAAAATTTTCTTATATACTATACAAAGATATTAATTTCAGAAATAATTGCTAAATGTTTTAATTAAATTAAATATATAAAGATAAATTATATTACAGTTTTAAAAATTTTACCTATTTATTTACTGAATGCATTTACATAACAAAATATAGACTACTCAATATTTTCATTATAATAGAGCTGAACAATTTCAATCATTTTATCTGTTTGATTTTTTAACCAATATTCTATTTGCAATTTTAAACTCGATAATCGAGCCGCCCATTCAATTGTTTTAGTTTTAGGCACACATGATATACTATGTTTATTTATTTTCCAACAAGATTTTATTTTTGTATTATCTGATAAAATATAATCATCCGGATTAAAACGAATAAATACGATATTACGATGTCCCATATCTTGGGAAATTTCCATTAATCGTTTATTTTCACAAGAACAGTCATAGTTTATATGTTGATTCTCATCAATTTCAATAATTATTATTTGATATCCTAAATCTACGTGCAAATCCGGTCGTCTTCTTGAACATCCGTCTTGCACTTTTTTATCTATACACCAGGTTAACCCTGGGAAATTTGCTAAAATAAAATCCGCAACAGATTTTTCCTTTGTTTTATAATTACGTGTAACTGGTTTATCTGGAAATAAATTAACATAACAAAATAAACAATATCCTTCATAATTTTTATTAGTTGCTTGAGTTAAACACCATTCAGATAAACATATCTTATTTAATACATCAACCATTTCTGCGGATTTATGAGATGCACAAAAACGCCCTATTTTTTTACCAATTTCATTATATACAGGTCTCAATTTACAATCTTTATATTCGCACATTTTATGTTTTCCATCAACCATTTCATTCGATTTATGTTCACTACAATATAATATAGATTCACCAAGATTACTATATCCAGCTGTTTTATTACATCCACCCAAGAACCCGCATTTTTTATGTTTTCCGTCAATCATACCGGATTTCTGATGTTCTGCACAAAATCTTGGCTGAGTATCTGTTTCTAATTTGTAAGAAGGTAATTTAGAACAACCAGGTTCCTCGCAGCGTTTATGTTTTACGTCAATCATATCGTCCAATTTATGTGAGGCGCAATATAAGCCTTTCGTTTCACCCTCTATATTAAATTGTGCAATCTTACTGCAACCCTCGTCTGAAATACATCGGCTACCTAAAACATTGACCATTTCTTCGGATTTGTGGTCTATACAATATAATCCTTTGGATTCGCCATCTAAATTATAAATAGGTGTTACAAAACATCCAAATTGAGCACATCGTTTTGATTTTAGATTTACCATACCCTCCAATTTATGAGTTAGACAGTATATTGGTGATGTATATTCTTGGGTATTAAACATTGCACGTTTAGAGCATAATTCATGTGTGCATAATTTATCAATTACATTTATCATGTCGACCGATTTATGCGAGGCACAGTATTGGGCTCTTTCGCCAATAATATTAAAATAGGCAGATTTGGGACATTCGATACATTTGGGCATTATAAGATTTTGTATGATATTATGTTTATATAGTGATTGGGTAAGATAATAATCAATTTTACAGGGATACAGGGTCAGATGCGACAAAGTCGCATCTGACCCTGTATCCCTGTATATTATAAAACAAAATT